TAAACTTCTCCGTTCTCACTTTTAGAGTGTCTATAACTGTTATTAGTTACGTTTACAGATACAAAGTTACCGTCGTTTTTCCAATAGACTTCGGGAGAGGATACTAAATCCTCTAGGCCTTCTACCTCAAAATCTTTTAATAATCTACTAGATAACTTAAATTTATCCATAGTAGAGGTATGAAATGCTCTCTTTCTCTGAGCGTATGTTTTATGAGTTATTGAACTAGCCCCTATAGTTCTAGTATTATACTTGGCAAAGTTCTTTTTTATGTCTGTATTCTGTTGAGATTTGCCGCTAAAAGTAAAGCTATCGTATCCGCCCTTTCTATTTAAATAATGTAGTTCAAAATCTGTATAAGTGTTCTCGCAGTCGTCTATCTCAAACATTATCGTTTTTGTGGCCCATACGTCTTCCGTAAAGTTTAATATTCTTAGAGCGTAATATTTTACGTTAGTCATTACGGGAGTGCTTCCCCAGGAATGCGAAGCTACTTCCGAAGGCCCTACGTCTAACTTATATAATCCCGCAGTATTTGCCACAGTCATAGTAGTCGATAATATATTTGTAAACGTACTATCTAATGTCTTTAAATATACCTTGTAAGTATCGCTATTACCTCCCCTCATAATCCAACTCGCTTGATATTTTTGAATAGATCTAATTTTTAAGAAGTTATTTGCTTTGCTTAAATTAAACCATTCGGCGTCTTGCTCAAATCCATTTAGAAACTCTTTGCCTGTTTCGCTACTATCGTCCTCTATACTGTAGTCAAAATATTTTTTAGTACCTCCGCTTAAATCTGCCCACTCTATATATTTAGGAGAAGCATTCCAACTAGTAAAGGTATTACCACTTACCGCAGAGCCCTGTAAAGCTCCAGAGTAGTATTCTTGAAACGCTATTTTAAAGTCTGTTAAATCGCTCTGCGATACGTTTACTGTATCTCCCGTTAAGATAGAATAGTCGCTAGTTACAAATGATTGTATAATATTTTGGATATCTGTAACGACTTGCGTAGCCGACGGAATAGTATTTAACTGAAGCGTAGCTATTTTAGTGTTATCTCCGCTAGGGTCTGTAAATAGACTCGCTATAACTTTAAATCCGCTTTGTGTAGTATTTGTACTACTGACTAGATACTCTATAGGAGCGAAACTCGGCTCTGGTATATTTGTCGTCGGTTGGTCTTGAATTGTAAGGGCCATACATATATATATACTTAAATGGCCGTATAAATTTAGGGTATAAAAAAAGCCCCTCATTTCTGAGAGGCAATTTTAGTTTTAATTTATGGGTTTAACTATAATTATATACTCTATTAATTAAATCTATAATAAGGTCTCTTACGTTTTCGCCTTCCTGTATTTCACAGTTCGACTCTATAAACTTGCCAATTTCGATTATAGTACCAAAAGAATCGTTATTCTTAGATACCTCTTTAAAGTGGTTAATAGTGTCTTCATTCCAATAGTAATTTGTTTGTGTTTCTTTCATTATGTTTTTATTTTTATTATAAGTCCTAAGAAATAGAAAGTTTCCGTCGTTTTACCTTGGGTTTAGTACGGTCGATAGCCACATACGATTTAGTAAAGTATACCGCACCAATTTTATAAATAAAATCGCCCGTCTTCAAATTACTACCACTTGCCTCGTTTCGGTATGCTATCTTTTCACAGTGCTCAATCCCACCGTTTTAAATAATATTCGGTACCGCTTAATTACCGAAGGAACCGTTCTACGTTTTACATCCTGTTTTATATAGCGTTTTATATTTAAACTCTCGTCGCTGAGGTGTGCGTCTAAGTTTCCTGTAAACAAACTTCGTTGCCTAACTATTTCAAAGAACTTAATTTCTTAATTGTATACAAAACTAATACAAAATATTTAAATATCGGTAATACTTAAAATATATTTTTTATACTGTATTAAGATTTTCTTTTCAAATTCTATTATTTCGTTATCATTAATAACGCTAGAATAGAAGTTAGTAGGCTCCTGTCCGTTCTCAAATATACTTCTAGCAATAACAAAAGCTATAGATTTTCTTATCTCTTCTGCGTCTCTATTTTTACCCGCCCTAGTATTCTTAGGCCTATATCCTCTTTTAGACTTTATATCCTCAAAGGTATTTATACCTCTATTTAACATAAATCGACGTATGGCCGAAATAGGAGGCATTTTATTAGTATATTTAAATCTACTTATTCCTGTATTTCTTTTAGTCCCGCTTACCCCTTCGTCTAAAAATTGGTAATAGTCTGGCATAGTTATAGTAATTAAATAGCCCTGTGAAGTTATCTGAATAAGATTTCCCTTATTTTCTCCTATTGCTGCCGCAGTTCCTCCTTGGGAGAATGGGTAGGCGTCTTTAATATTCTGCATTAATTCGTCTACTATTTTCTGCCAATAGGACGCTAGTATATTCTCAAATGCTTTTCTCTCTTTATTTGCCATTATTTTCGTAGTCGTTTTTTTCTACCATATAGGCCCACCAATTAAGAAACTCTATCGCTCCTAATTTTGTAGCCTCTTTTATACTTATATTATGTAGGTCTGCCATAGCTGCTATTATACTGAAGAGTCCCCATCGTTGCCCAAAATCTCCCTCGTCATTTCCACCGTTTCCCCCATCCACTTTCGTAAAGAGTCCTCCGAATCTAGAAAGTAATCGTTCCAAAGATTCCAAAAAAAAACAAAGACATTCCAAACCTCGTCTAATTTTACACCCTTAAATAAGGCCGCTCTTTCTGTGAGCGTTAATTTATCGTCTCCGTATTCTTGGCCTTTTGGCCTACTCATAGCAGCGAGTAGTAAATCCATTACCTTAACGGCTTCGCCTTGGTGCTTACTCCTAATATTTATAACGTCCAGGAGTTGGCCGCTAGTCAATTTATCGGGTTTATGTTCTAGGTGGTATTCAGTACCATTTAAAAAGACCTTGTTTTTTATCCGTATTTTTTCTAATAGCGTTACGTTAAACTCCTGTATAATTTCCACTATCTTTTTAAATTCAGACATTTTAATCTTAGCGGCCTCTTCGTAGGTTATATTTTTTAAAGCAGCTACCGCGTAAATGTTCTGCTCGATTAGAGATAAACTCTCGTCTATATCGTTTAAAGCTTGATATTGTCCTATTGTTATATTATATGACGGTGTATGTTCCATATCCTTTCTTACTAAATTTATGCATTATTAAATACCTTAGGGCGTCTATAGCGTGGTTATATTCGTCTATAGGTACGTTAAGGCTATCTCCGTTCTTATTTACTTTCCATTTGTATTGTTCAAGCTCTTTAATTAGATTAACGCTAGAGGAGTGTACATTAATAGCGTAGCCTTTCAGTAGGTTAATTCCGAACATAACAGAATCTTTACCCTTTTTAACGCCGTCTATAGTCCATCTAAGACGCCTTAACTCCTCTATACTTTTAGGCTCTGCCGAATCTGCTACTATTAAAGCAGACTTACTAACTCCTAGAGCCTCCATTTTTGAAGATATATCTTGATTAGTTAGGCCTGTTTCGTAGATTAACTCTTTAACGTATAGTTCTCCGTCTTGCATTCTAACCTCTAATAAAGTTGTGGGGTCATTAGTAAACCCAAAATCTATCCCGTACCCTATTAAATTCTTATTGCTAAAGTCCTCGTTTAGTATATACCACTTCTTAAATATAAGGCCCTCTATACGGCCTGTTATCCCTCTAGCGTAGACTTTCCACAAATCTTGATCTTTGAATTTTAGGCCCTCTATTTTATCCCTAATCTTATCGCTTAAAAAAGGGTTATGTCTATGGTCTGAAATTATTAATTCTGTATTTGGAAGGGGTATTATTTTATCGTGTACCCAGAAACTAGTATCGGGGTTATAATCGATATAGACCTGTTTACGAGTTCTAAGCGATAACTGCTCGTATATATTGTATTGTATACCATTAGCCTCGTTTACGAAGAGGTAATCTCTCTTACCACTTTTAGCGTCTTGGTCATTATCGTAGGAATTAAATTCCATTATTGAGCCATTCATAAAACTAAAGACTCTATCTGAGCGATTATAAAAAACTACCTGTTGCTTTATAGCGTCGTCTCCGTTATGGATGTCTATAGCGTCTCTAAGGGCCCCTACTTTTAAATTAGGTATATCCTGTCCCACTACAGTAATAATGCAAGTCTCAGAAATGGCCTTAGCGAATAGCACCTGTAAAATAGCGTACGTCTTTCCCGAGGAAGTGCCGCCTTGATTTACTACTATATCCTTAGTAGACTTAAAGTTTTGTCGATATAAAGCAGAGGTACTAATCAACTATATCCTTTTCCTTAGACGCCAAAGGAACGCCCGTATCTATTATATTAATATCTAGAGACTTTATAGTAGTCTCCTGTTGTACTTCTGTCCTTTCTATATAGCCTCTTTTTTTACCTTTAGTCTTAAGGTAGAATATAGTACCCGAAGTATTACCCTCTTTTATATGTTTATGAAGTTGGCTCTCTGCAAAATCCAGGGCTATATTTTCGACATCTTCTACGGCGGCCTTATATTCCTCGTCTTCTTTTAACCACATATAATGAGTAGTCCTCCCTATACCTACCTTCTTACAGGCCGAAGTAACTATCCCTAGAGACTGCTCTAGAGCTTCTAGCATTGCTTTTTTATGTTGTTCGGTTTTGTTCATATTCTTTTACCGCATTTCTCGCAGTATTCTAACTGCTTGTCTCTGTCTATTTTATCTGCTGGGCCTCCTAAATCAAAAGGGAAGCCTTCTAATCCCCAATCTTCTAACTCGTTATCGTCCCATTCGTTGGCCAATATCTCCCAATCGTGGTCGCCGAATCCTATATTATCTGCTATAATAAATCTTTTAGCCTCTTCGTCTGTTAAATCGTCGGCTCTTCTTACCCACTCGTTAGGTATATTAGTATACCCTAAAGCTATTAAGGCCTTATATCTCATATTACCCGCTAGTATAGTATTCTCGTAATCTACTACTATAGGTCTTAACCTCATCATTTTAGGAAACTCCCTAATAGATTTTTTTAGCTTCTCGAATCTTTCGTCTTTTATTAAACGAGGATTTTTTAAATTAGGCTTTATTTCTCTAAGATTCATTTAAATACTTATCGTATAATTTTACTGTATGTTTATATATACACTTACCGCAGCCCATATCGGGTCTATAATTAAAGTCGTTTTGACATAACTCTACAAACTCGGCCTTTAAATGTTTGCTAATTCTGCCTCCTTTTTGCTTATATATAATTCTTATTTCTTTCTCTAAATCTTCGCTCATAACGATTGTAGCCTTTTTTCGTTCTCTTTTGTTAAATCGTATTTAATAGTTACGTCCTCTTTTAGTTTTAATCCTAGGTCTACTTGCATAGTATGATTACCTTTTATTTTCTTTATTGCAGAGGCCCAGTTATTATTATATACCTTTAAAGAGTTTTTATTTGTCGAGAGTAAATTATAAGGGTTTACCGCAGAGACCATTACAGGCTTAGCAAAGTGTCCCGCTTCTATCATTTTAAGTTCTGACTTATAAGAATTAAATTTATTATCTTTTAGGGGTATAACACATATTCCGCAATGCTCGTAATCGGTAGCGTAGCTATTTACTTCCGTTATCTGCTTTTTTATAGCCTTCATTCTCTTAGGTAGCCTAGGAGATTTTACTAATAGTTTTTCGTTGTCGAATGCGTCGCCTAATAATTTTAGATCTTTTAAATGCGTCGAGCCCCCCGAATAAAAAAACGTATCAAAATTTATACTCAAATCCTCGTAAGCGTATTGCTGCTCTGTAGGGTCTAAAGCGTTTTTAACTACTATAACGTTCTTATTATACTCTCTTACCTTATCCGCTAGTATCGGAGTAGTGGCCCATACCATATCTGCGAGTTTTAAATTAGCTACTATACACTTATCTAGGTGGCTCTTTTGATAATAATGTCTCATAGGGTGGCCTTTAGGTAGTACCCAATAGTCGTCTATATCGCAAATTATTTTAATTCCTTTTGCCCTTAATTTTAAGAACGTCTCTTCGGGTTGCATTAGGCCCGATATATTCCTGTTATATACGACGTGAGTTACGCCTTCCAGGTTATTGAAAAATTCGTCGTCCTTATTTAAAAGTACTACTATTTCTATACCGTAGTCTCGCTTCATTTTAGCGAATGGCATTAAAAGCCTGTGATAACTAACTCCGTTTATACCTCGTATTATAACGGCTATTTTAATCTTATTCTCGTACATTATTTTAAACTGCTTTTTTGCCCTCTTATAATCGTCTCTTAAAGTTCTATAACCTATAGAGGCCCCTTTATGGATTTGGGTAAGGGTTTCTCCGTTGCTTATCGCTCGGAGTATATTAGCGTAGTAGTGATTCATCCTGTCGAGAACTTGCTCGACTTCGGGGTGGTTAGAATTTTCGTTATCGAAATAAGGGTCTTTCTTATTACATTTCTTAAGCCATTGGTTTCTCATTACCATAGCAAAATACCCTTTTAAGTTTTCTATAGGCGGTTTAGATAAACATATTTCAAAAGCAATAGAGATAAGCTCTTCGGCCTCCGACTTATTATTCGTTAGCTTTAGAGCATAATCTCTTATACTTGAATTAAAATATATCTCTTCTAATTTCAAAAAGGGAAGTTATCTTCTATAGAAGTGGCCATCTCTTTCTTAGGCTCTGGCTTCCAAGTGTCTAACTCGACGTATGGCTTTCCGCTTTTACCTACATTAATTTTTAAGTTAACCCATCCTTTATCTGTGTTATTCTTAATAAACTCTATAGCCTCTTCTGCTTTTAAGCTAAGGCTACCTACTACCCATTCGGGCGAATTTGGATTCATTTTAAACATAAATCCGTCTGCAAATACTTTTGTTTGTTTTTCCATTATTTATTTTCGTTAATAATCATATATAATAAAACGGCGTAATTAGCTAAGTCTAACACGCTATCGTCTATAGATTCGTTATTTGGGTCTCCGTCTTTATTTAATAAGTTGCCTAGTCTGGCCACTTTTGTAGATATCATATTTAAGCAATTAGTAGAAGCATTACCTCCACTAATAGCCCCCGCTAATTTAAAGTTAGATAGTCTATCCTCGTTAGCGTAATCGTCGCCCTTACTAAATAGGGTCTTTTTCATTTCATTAGTTAAGTAGCCGAATACGGCTAACTGTTCTTTTTTAGTCATCTATTTGCTTGTTAAGTTTTGTCTCCTGTAATTTCCATTCGTGGCGTCTAGAGTGCGGTATTTTGTGTCGGCTCATTAACCGATTAAATAGCGTTTCTTTCTCGGCTATATTACCGTAAACCTCTGAAGTAATTATCTTACTCGCTCTTCTAGCAGTTACTTGATATAATCCCTTCATAGTAATTTAAGTTGTTTTTTATGATTAATTAATCGTTTTATTGCGTCATCATAGTAATCTTTATCTAACTCACAAGCCGTTAAGTCAAAACCCAAATTATGACAAGCTATGGCAATAGAGCCACTTCCTAAATGTGTGTCAAGTATTTTATCTCCATCTTTTGCATAATTCATTAAAAGCCATTCATATAACTTAGTTGGTTTTTGTGTTGGATGAAATCTATTTTTTTCTGAATTTATTGCACCATAATACATAAAATCAAAATATTTTAATTGAGTTTTTGTAAAAGAAGTCCAAGCCAATTCTCCATCAGCATAGTTATCAACTGGATTTTTTTTATGCCAAAATATCCAAGCATTATTTTCATAAAGATTGTCGGTAAAATAATTACCACCCCATACGATTTGATTTTTACTAACTCTAAATAATTCTTGCCAATATTTTTCATTAGGTTTTACATCCC